CTAAGACTTAACCACGCGCCCCACGGCGAGCCCAATTGCCGCCACGGGACGCGCCCGAGAAACGGTCCGCCGCTCCGAAACGGCTGACGATTACCAACGAGCAGCGACATCAGACGCTCGGCAAAACACCGTAGCGGCTCGTCGTGCCAGAGCCCGCGGTACGCGTCACTCGCAGCCCGCGAACTGGCGCATCGAGGACGTCGGACGACACGGTGGTGGCCGTGCCGTTAGGCCAGGAGTACCAGAGCAGCCCATCCAATGAGTACTCAACCAGCACGCTATCGCCGCCCAGCGGCTGAACAAACACAGTCGCCGGATACAGCACGCCCAGCGGCACGGTGACGGCGGTAGCGCCCGTCAACACGCCGCTTACCTCGTCACGCTTTCCCATTGCGGCCTCACTTCTTCCCGCGGCATTTGCCGGCGGATTTGCATTTCGTCGGCGACGGGCAGCCGGGGCACGGCTTGAATGGCGCCGGGCCTTGTTTGTACGCGTTCATTGTGACATCTCTGGGTTAGGTCGAATAATCGGCTGCATCGCCGCCGTCTGCATCTGCGCCTGCGCCTGAATGCGCGCGATCTCGATCTTCGCCTGCGCTTCCAACTCGGCCTTGAACCGCGCGAGCACCATCTCCTGCTCCGCGCGCATCCGCTCTAGTTCCATCTGCTGCTGCATCCGCTGCTGCTGCATCGCCATCTCGGCCTGCCCGCGCTGCTGATCCTGCGCGAGCTCGGCCTGCGCCTTCTGCGCCTCAAGCTGCCCCTTCTGCTGCACTTCCATCATTCGCGGATCGGGCGGCGGCGGCTGGTTGGGATCGGGCGGCTGCGGGACGGACCAGAACATGTCGCCCGACTTGAATCCGGCGAGGTTCGTGAGCTTGTCGAGCATCGCCTTGACCTTCGGCGGCTCAGTCAGACCGAGCGGCACGGCCGGGCCCAGCGCAATCTGGAGCATTTGCATCAAGAACGCCTGCTGCTCCTGACGGTTGCCGTTGCCTAACCCGACCGCAATCGTCATGTCCGCACGCTTGACCCACTGGCGCGGATCGACAGGCACGTACTGGTTGCGCATGCGCACGATCTGCGGCGCGCGCGCGTGCTTGAGCGTCAGGCCGTGGACGAGAATAAACAGTTCCTTCACCGACTCGGCGAATTGCCTCGCAATCATCTCAAGCCGCGCCTGCGACGCGGACATAATCTGCATGATGCCGGTGGCGGTCTGGTTGAGACTGTTCGCGTCAAGCCCCTGCGTGTAGCGCGTGATGCCCGTCCGCGTCTCGCGCACCGCGTCCATATACTCGATCACCGGCAGCGCGGCACCCGCCGTCTGCGGCGTCGTCATCGGCAGCATTGCATCGCCGGGGTTGCCCTCAACGCGCACGATGCCGCCGGGCCTACTGATTAGCATGTCATCAAGGTTCACGCGCGCCGAGTCGACGGCGAATCGCGGAGCGGCCGACAGGTACGTGGCGTCGAGCACGCCGCGCTGTAGCGTCGTCTTGATGTCTTGCAGATCGCTCGCGACGTCATACACCGACTGGCCGTAATGCTGGTGCGATAGCGGGTACGGCGCGAACGCGACGATCGGAACGACGTCCGCGTCCTCGTTGAGCAAAATCGTCGTGCCAACGATCACAATGTGCCGCAACTCCGCCTTGCCCTTGCCCTGGTAGTCGCAACGGATCCAGCACTCGCGCACCAGCACCCGGCGCATTGACGGATCAGACTCGCCCTCGTCTTCGCGGTCTTTCCACGGGTTATTCGAATCGCGCAGCTCGCTTTCGTACTGGTCGGTGTACGAGCCGTCGTCCGAGATGTCGTCTTCGACGTCAAATCCGTCAAGCCGTAACTCAGAAATTGTTCTGCGCTCGGCTCGGCGCACGAAATCGCAATCAGTAAGCGACACCTTGTCCTGGTGTGCGCTGACAAGAATACGCTCAGGCGCAACTACGTCAATTTTGGCGCAGCCGTACGTAGTTTTACGCTTCAGCGCGACCGCGTGCACGCGCCGTCCATACATGTCCATCGACTCAAGGTGCTCGGCGATCTCAACTTCTGGATCTTGCGCCAGCATCGCCATTTCGTCGTCGGTCAGCGATTCGTACCGCTCAATTGTCGTGTCTTCCTTTTCTTCCCAATGCGCGAAGACGTAGCCGTTTTTAGACACCAGCCCGTCGTGCAGCCAGTCGTGCAGCACTTGAAAGCCGGCATTGCGCTCCAGCACGACGTGATTAACGAACTCAGTTTCCTGCTCGGCGGCCTGGATATCCTCAGCGCCGCGCGGGGCGAACTCGGCGAGCTTCTCGCCGCTCAGGAAGATCCGCAGGATACTCGGCTTGATCGACTCAACGATATCGTAGACGTCGCGCGAAACAACCTGCGAGCGGCCATCCGGCGCGGGGTTGACGTTCTCGCCTAAGTAGTACTTGAGCGACCGAATGCGGTCCTCGGAAACCTCGCCCGCCTGCTCCGCCAAACGCTCCGCGTGCTCAACCGCGGTGATGATCTGGCTGTCTGTCAGTTTCGGCATGGTACTTAGGCGGGCGGCCCGGGCCGCGGCGCGGCTCGGTGTGCTGTTCTTTCAGTACGGTGATTTCGGCTTCTAGGCTGCGAAACAGATCGTGCAGCGCGGCGACCTGCGCTTGCAGGCGTTCGATGCGGTCAACGATTACGCGGCTCATACAATCCCAACATTGCTGTACTTCAGCGGCGCAAGCGTCTTAGGCGGCTCGTAGGCCACGCACATCAGGCCGAACGCATCCGCACCGTGGCTCGCCCAATCGTGCTCAGGCCCAAGGCCGATGTTTCGCGCATCGTCCTTCTTCTCGTGGTACCAGCCCAGCGCATCTAGCCCTGGCTGCGTCGTGGCTTCGTTGAACCATATGGACGGAAACAACCGGCGCCCAGCCTCAATACGCTGCTTGGCCGCGCCCTTGCCCTGATTCGGGATAACCGTCACCTTGTAGCCGGCCTTGCGCAGTGCCGATTCGTAGCTCACGTCAAACACCTTGTCGCCGGCCTCGCCGTCGTGCGGTAACCAGAACTGGCAGCGCCCGGGCTCGTAGCCGCGCTCGCGCATCCATGCAAGATGCGCAGCCAGCGGCTGCCCGACCGCTTCGTAGTAGTCCAGCACGCGGATCTCGCGGCCGATGAACTGCGCGATCCAGATCACGAACGCATCCGCCCGCGCGCCAGTGCCACCGATGTCGACGAACGCTCGCAGCGTCATCAGCGGATCGGCGGCGACGCGCCCAATGCGCCCCTCCTTGCGAGCCACCGCAATCGACTTGGCGTAGTACGCGCCTTCCAAGACGGTAGCGTAGCCGCCTTCCCATATGTGCTCGTACTGCTCCGGCGTCAGCCGCAGGCAGTCCTGCCGCTCTTTTTCCAGCACCGCCGGGAATCGCGGGTTGTCGCGCCAATTCGCCTGCACAACGACCGCGCCAGTCGGCAGCGCGGGACCGCGCAACAAGGCGTCTACAGCATCCGACTTGCGCCGCGGGTTCCACGAGAACCACAGTTCCGAGTCTTCCAAGCGAATCGTCGGGCGCAGCAGCGATAGCGATCGGTTGGACAGGCTCTGCGCCTCTTCCACCCACGCGATCCGGTAGCCTTCCAGCGACTTCACCGACTCCGCGGTGTGATCCTGCATGCCCGCGAAGCTAATCAGCCCGTCGCCCGGCGTCTGGATGACGTTTTCAAAGACCTTGAAGCCCTGCCCGCTCAGCAGTCCGAACGCACCGAGCTTGTCCTCAATCAGCCGCTTACTAGACTCCTTGATCGACTTCTGGATCTCGCGGATGCCGATCGCCCGGGTGCCCTTTTGCAACAGGCATTCCTCGACCAGCAATTCCGCGAAAAAATGCGACTTGCCCGATCCACGGCCGCCGTGCGCGCCCTTGTAGCGTGCCGGCGCCAGCAGCGGTTCGAAGACCGGCGCGGTCTCAATCCGCAGCGTTGCCACGGACTATGACGCGCTCGACTCTCGTCACTTGCTGGATCGGGGCCCCGTCCGGGCCGCTGATCTCCTGCGCCACCTTGTCGCCGTACTTCTTCGGCAGCAGCTTTGACATCAGCCACTTCCTAGTGTCGACGCGCAGCCGCGACCGCTGCATGTGCTCGCCGTTCGCCACCCAGCCTGGGTTGTCGGGATGGTTGCGCTCCATCCAGTCGTTGGCGCCGTCATCTGCAATAGACAGCACTTCCTCTGCCCATCGCTCGGCCTGCGTCTCTCTGGCCCGCGCGTATTTATCCCGAAACAACGAATCGGATTGCAGCCAGCGATAAACAGTCGTTTCGCCCGGCAGGTCGGCGCCGGCACAGATGCTACGCAGCGACTCGCCCGCGGCCAGTCGTTCGCAAATCGCGTCGGCCAGTTCTTCCGTAAAAATTGTTGGCCTTGCCATGTCGCACTTCCCTGTCGGGTGTGGTGCAAAAGGAAACGCCCCGACCAGCGGGGCGCAAGCTCAAAATTGAGCGGGGAGGAGACTCGAAACAACTCGCCGCAACCCGCTTTTCCGACGCACCTACCCGCGCACAGGCGGGCGGTTGCAGGCCGAATCGGCGGGCAGTAGTGGGAATCTATCAGCCTTGACGCGCGCTGTCAAGCCGTGCTAGCCGATTGTGCGCCGCGACCTCGGCCTGGTGCACCGCCGCGTCCAGATCCCGCCCGCGCACGCCCATTCCATGCCGCGCCAACCACGCGCGCAGCGAACGGTCGCGCAGGTTGTGTGCGTACACGCCGTGCAACACCATCGCGCAGGCGATCGGCATGCCGCGGGCTGGCAGGATTGCGCGCCATACTGTCAATGCGTCCAGTACGTCCACCTGCCGGCGTGCGCGGCGGCGATCGGCTTCCGTATCGCCTATT